TGTACATTTTATTTGACAGTCCTGGTACACCCAGTACTGTTATTATATTTTGTCTATGCATTTAAACTCGAAGTGCACGACGAGTCATTGTCAGTGAAGACAGTGCTTCTTATGTCGTTCGTTCGCGCGCTTAGATAATAGCCGTACTAAATTATCTTTTCGAGGCTCGTTGTTGCCTCTTACCCAAAACAACATAGACCCTTTTTAAAGCTGTAGATTCTAATCTATTGATTTTCATTATTGTTTTGTTTATCTAGATTTGGTTTGTCAGCAATGGTTTCCCTCTGAACGGAGATCATGTTATTTCAGTTAGGTCTTTTGCCGTATTGCTATAGATTTGTTAGCACCTCGTGGAATTTATAATTGTCCACGTTGTATGAGTCACAACGCTCCTACGTTGTTACTCTTATTTGCCACTTAAACAGTATACGCTTGGTGCACATGTTTCAATCCCTTATTCGAAAGAATTGAAATTTGTAAACTTCCGGCAGCCTGTAATAGTACTACGGTACGCTCAACGTTTATTCGTTACACATCCTTATTCTGTCAAATGGACAGTTGGATGCACTTTGCTTATGCCTTGAAAAAATACTTACTTTTCAAGCTTCAGGCCTCATTAGTACCTAATTTATACAACCCACATTTGTTGATAGAAACAAATTGGTTTGAATTTTGAGTTATGTGCAGTATTGAATATTAGTCGATGCCTCCTAGATATGGAGGAATTGTTACTTACCCCTTCGGGTGGGTTCGTTTCGGTTTTTCATAGTAATGTATATTAAAACTATGTTCACTTGGATGAAATTTGTAATGCTGTTTCGTTTTCTTGTTCTTTCTGATTGTGTTTAATTCAGTGAGGATTGTTATGGGAAAGGAGATCACCTGGACCCGCAAGCCGGGGGTTTACTATCATGTCTTTAATTAATACCCAACAATCAACTTCTTCTGCTTCTATTTCTAATTCTTCTATTGAGTCTGATTCAGACCCAGTATGTGGAAAATTGCCTGGTTCCGATAAGCTTAAATTTCCGATCATTGATCGCTTATGTAAGCTTGATAAGCTCAATCCCGATTCTGTGGATATGAGTTTTTGTTTTTGTAAGATTGATAGTGGTGAGTCCAAATTCGGTGACGAACTTGTTGAATTAACCCTATCATCTTCCACTGTTTCTCATCCTGTCTCATGTGCCTTTATCCGAAAGTATGTTCCTTATGAAGCACGAACTTATAAAACTTCAGATAGTGTCTATTTTGTTGTTGATATTTATCGTGTTTATCAAAATACTCTAGATTATGTTATTTCTTACCGTGTCCCTGCAAAGAAACCTGTTCGTATTTCTGCTCGTATTGCTAACGAGTATGCCATAGCCGCCTTTAGATGGCCTAAGATGATCGCTGGTGACATTATCGAGATTCGTGATCAAGAACAATGGTTTCATGGTTTTACTGATGCTAAAACTCGCTGTTATTGGCCTTCAGTCAACTTTGGTAGTTGGACTGATTCTGAGGAGGAACATGACCATGTCCTTGAGATGTTTGAAGAGCGTATTCCTCAAAAGTTTGAAGGCACTACTTATGATTTCTCGCAACATAGAGTTTTTTCTAATCCTAAGGATTGTTCTCATGAGAATAGGAAGTATTATTCTGATAAGTATTCTAGTGCTGTCATTTCGTATGATGACAACCCTTCTCTTCAGAATCGTATGAATCTTGCATTGTCATCTGTTCAAGATGAGATGTCGAAGTTTGCTTTTACCTTTTCGCCATCCTATGCTTTGAATACACATAGTGCTTCTATTCCTTATACAAAAGGCTACTTAGCTCGAACCTTGTTTACACCAGGTTCTGATGCTGACAAGTTCTTTCATGAGAATGAATCCATGATGGATCAAATTCAGATTTGGTGCTCTTTCATTTATATGACCTACCGCACTCGTAACTCTGCCGACATGTATGCTTTGATTTATCTTTTCTTGTCATCACATACAATCAATGTTGCTCCTTTTGATAAGATGATTACTAGTGCTGCTTTAGCCCTTTTGAGGGGTCTTCCTGATTATGTCCATGATAGACCTGACGAGGAAGAAGTTGTTTATGTTAATGAATCTTTTGATGATGTTCCTGCACCTGTTACTGGACCTATGAAGAGTTTTGTTTCTATTATGAATATGTCTATTGACAGTTGTGCTACTGATGCCTTGAAAGAAGTTCTTGTTTCTGCCGCTGCTCTTAAGATGTTTGATGTTAAGACTGCAATTGGCGTTACTCGTTGGTTTGGTAAATCCAAATCTAACACCGTTTTCGGTCTTATCCAAGAACTTGTCAATTCTGTTATGTCTTTGACGCGCGTTTTTGAACTTTACGCTGGTGGTGTTCCTTTCTGTGAAGCTATTTTTCAGACCGATCCTACTCAGGCTATGATCAACAAGGCTAGGAAGGTCCTTATGTATAAGGATAGAACCTATACTGGACTTCCCATTCCTGGTTACCTCGATCAAGTTAGCTATCTTCGCGATGCTGAGGAAGCTCGTGCATATTTTGAGATTGTTCTTAAGAAGATGTCGACCGCCTCACGTCATTATCGGGAAGCTAATTCTTGTTTTTTGGAACTTCTCGATTCTATATTGGAGAAAAAATCCGCTATGAATGCTATGAAACGTGCTGTTCCCTTTGCTATTTTACTTTATGGACTCCCTGGTATTGGAAAGTCTTCCATTATGGATCTTATCTATAAGTTGATGTCCAAAATCAGAGGACGTGAACATTCTGACGCACTTATTTTTACCCGTTCCCAAGATAAATTCTGGGAGGGGTATTCCGGAGAAACTCCTTATCTTCGATACCCTGAAATGGGTTCTACCAACAAGAAGATTGTTGCTAGCAAAGGTTGTGAATGGATGTCAGAGTTGTGTGCTGTCATTGATTCACTTCCTTATCCAGTTCCTATGGCTTTCAATGACAAGGGCAAGGTTTATGCTAACCCCGAACTTGTTGCTGCTGACACTAATGTCAAAAGCCTTAATGCCGATGAGGCTCTAAACAATCCTGCTGCCGCTAAGAGGCGATGGATTGTTTGTGAGCCTGTAGTGAAAGAGGAATATCGTGAGAATGACTGTATGATGCTTGATGCTGAGAAGGCAAAGAAATCTCCACGTCCTATGGATTTGTGGTATTTTAATGTTTCTGTTATGAAAGCCATCGATGCTACTCGCAGTAAGGAGATTTATCTTCTTCGTGATGGTAACATTGATGATTTTATTAATCTCATTACTGACTTGATGAAAGCTCATATTGCTAAGACTACAAATTACGCTGCTATTACTGCTGCTACTGATATTTCCCTTTATGGTCATCATAGGGATTCTAACGGTCCTCATGATAAAAATTATAGGCAGGAGGTTCGTGATGGATTTGTTCGTCAATGGAGTGATTCTTCCGTCAAGTCGAATTCACCTGTTATTGGACGTGATATGTTAAAATGCAGGCGCAATGTCGAGTCTTTTCTTGGATTTCCTTCACAAGCTGAGTTGAATAAACCTAAGGTTCCTGTTGAAGAGTCTATTGATAGGGCTATTACTTCTTCTAGTAAGGCGTTACAACCTATCCTTGATCTTATTAACTGTGATGCTGAAGAAGGCAAAGAAATTACTCTTGATACTCCTTGGGTACATGAGTCCATTGCTAGTTTTTCTCGCAATGTGGCTACTTATCTTGAGGTTACAAAAAGTGATCACAAATTAGAATCTGATGATGATGTTTTGGCTGATTGTAATACATTTTCTATGCTCTATGCATCCATCTTTGTTTGGTGTGCAAGTGTTAGTGATCATTTTAGTTATCTCAGTAATAGTATTCGTGGCAAAGTTGACGTCGCCCAAGCTACTGTTTCCGCGGCTTTTATGCGCCGAACTGCTCCTTTTAGACATTGGTGCAATTGGTCATGGTTTATAGCTGTTGCTTGTCAGCATACTTTGTTGAAATGCGGAACTTGGACAATATGTCAAGCCTTTGGTGGTCTTGCAAGTGTGTTTCTTTGGTTCAATCCTTCGCGCTTGTCTGCTGGTGCTCTTTCATTTGTTACTGCCTTTCGTACAGTTTCTCTAGGATTTGGTCTCATATGTTCCATTACCGGGATGATGCCATTTATGCCTTTTATTATTGGTGGTTCTGCCATTCAGGTCCTTATGAGTATTAGTACTTTGGTTACTGCAGGCAAACTTGATTCTATTAAGGTTACTTGTAAAAGACATGCTGATAAAGCCGTCCGTGATATTGTTGCATTCCTTGGGTGGATGGCGTTAGATTTCACCAGCCCCACCACACTTTTCGTGTTTGGTGGTGCTATATGTCTTAGCGTTGGTGTTTTTTGGTTCGTCCCTTCTTGGATGAATCGTTTCTTTAAGACATTTAAAACGCAGGACAAATCTAGTTTCGTTACTCCATCTCCTTCTAATGAGAAATTGCAGAATATTGAAACTGAGCATCATGCTGGTCGTTCTGTTAAAAAGATCGTCGTTGAAGGACAGAAGATTTGGAATCCTAGATATGATGCTAAGGTTATTCGTTCTGTTTTCCATGGACCTATTATTGAGTTGTATAAGTCATTAGATCGCAACATCGTTAGGTGTGCATTTGATGATTACAATTCTGGTAAGAGACGGTCTGGACACATATTTGGCTATCGTGGAGATTGGGCTATTACGCTCACTCATCTCATACACGGTGGTGATAAGTGTGTGACCATTAAGATGTCTGAAAATGGTGATGATCCCACACTTAGTCCGACTCCTATTAAGGTTGTTAATTTGCGTCCTGACCACATTTTCAATTGTGGTAATGATATCAGTATCATACAGATTCGTGGACGTACTTTTGGTGATATTTCTAAGCATGTTTCAGACAATGATTCATTTGGTAGTTTTATGCGTGGTATGATCGAAGGTGTTGATGTGAGTGTTGTTTACACTGAGAAGCCTTTTACTGCCAAGCACGTTGCGTCAAATACTGACCATTTGTACTCCCGTTCGTTTGTTTACGCTTGGGATGATCATAAGAATGGTAAGTGTGCACTACCTTTGTTGGCCAACACTGATGGTTCTAATGGTATTTCTATTGTTGGCCTTCATTGTTCTGGCGTTGATGGTTCTCCTGAGTCCAGGTCTACAGTTCTCAAGAGATCCGTGATTGAAGGTGCCATTAGCGTGTTGTCTGACCGTGTCAAAACCTTACAGATGTGCTCTGAAAATATTCCCCAGTTTGATTATGAGGATCCTATTCAGAAATCTGTTTTTAGGTTTGAAGATACCAGACATTTGGACTATTATGGTAAAGCACCAGGTGTTGTTTTGGCGAATCAAGAATCTAAGTTGCGTAAGAGCTATCTTCATAAATCTATCTATCCAATGTTTTCTGACGAACTTGGTTTTGTTGCTGAGGAGTTTTATCTTCCTCCTATGATGAAACCTATTCATCGTGATGGTGATTATATTAGTCCCATCAACATTGGTGTCAGAAAGATGAACGTCACACGTAAGTCCTTGGATCCTAGCGTTTATGAGAAATGTATTGATGTTCTCACTTCACGCATTGTCGGTATGTTGCGATCAAAGGGAATCAGTAAGTTGAATCCTTTTAATTTAGAGACTGCTATCAATGGTGACATTGATGATCCTTTTTTCCGTAGGGTTGATGCTTCTAAGTCAGCTGGTAATGGTTTTAAAGGTAAGAAAAATCAACATATCCCCATTGTTGTGGACACTGTTGATAGTCTCGTTCGTGAACCTACTTCCGATCTTAAAGCTCGTCTTGTTGATATTTTGGAAGGATATGCTGAAGGTCGTGCTGCTGGTTATGTTTATACTGCTCAGTTGAAGGATGAACCTCGTGAACGCTCTAAGGCTCTGAATGGGAAGACGAGATTGTTTTATATTTCTCCTCTTGATGCTCTTGTAGTTGCTCGCATGTACTTGGGGCCTTTTTACACTCTTATGGTTGAACATGGTGACATTTTCTGTACCGCTATTGGCACTGATATGCATCGTGATTCTGATAGATTATATAAAACACTCGTCGCTTTTTCTGATTTGATTATGGAAGGTGATTATGCTGGTTTTGATCTTCAGATGCCATTTGATATCGGTCTTGCTGCATGTACTGTCATATACAATGTTCTTAGGGAATTTGGTTATAATGATGGCGCTTTGAGCTGTGTTCGTGGTATTTTGACTGATTCCATGTTTCCTTACGTTGAGTTGTTGAAAGATGTCTTTGGACTTCCAGCTCTTCAGCCATCAGGTAAATATGCCACTGCTGAGGATAATTCCTTACGTGGTATACTCCTGTTGATGTATGCATGGTATTCTCATCCAAAGCTTAGAGATCTTGATTTTTTTGAGTATGTTAAACCTTTGGTTTACGGAGACGACCTTCTTGCTGCTGTTAAACCTGAGGTATCTGGCTACTACAACGGTATGTTTTATAGTGAATTTTGTCCAATGTTCTTTGGTATGACTTTTACGTCTACTTCTAAAGGGGACGTTACTGAACCATTTGTTACTCCGGATAGAATGTCATTTTTGAAGCGGAAGTTTGTGTTCAGTGATTCTTTGCAACGCTATGTTGCAAAACTTGATATGCACTCCATACTTAAGACATTAGCTTGGACATTGCCTTCCACTTCGGTCGGAGAGTGCGAACAGGAGCTTTCCGTTTTACAAAGTTCTGTGCGTGAACTTTATTTCCACTTGTCTGAGAAAAGGTTTACGCGCATTCGTCGATTGCTGCTTGAGAAGTATTGTGAAAAGTTTAATATGCAATTTGATCAGGTTCATTCTGTTGTTCCTACATTTTCTTATTTGACTTCTGAACTGGTGTGTGAATCTTCTGATACATTCTTCAATACTCACCTTGACTTGTTGAGTTATGAACATCGCATGTGCCTTAAGTCTATTGATGAACTTGCTACTGACGTTAAAGAATTTGACGAGACGTTTAATGGTGCTACTCCTCTGGAATTGACTACTTCTGCTAGATATATGCGTGATCGAGATTTTAGAAAGTTAGTGGACTCAAGGGTTTCCAAAATCAATAAGTATCATGCTTGTTTGGAAACGGAAAAGCGGCTTCGTGTTGCTATTCAAAAGTACAACAGGATGCACTTGGAATCTACTGATGAAACTATTGGTGATCAAGCAACTGGTATTGACATATCTACTGCTGAACATATGGTCAATATTGTTGACATCTCTGGTGAAGTTCCTTATAGGACAACTACCGGAGTGAAGCAGAAGGCTGCTATGATTGACAAGACTATTATTTCTTTGGATGAGTATCTTGCTAGACCGTCTCAAATTTTAGAGTTTGCTTGGAATATTGATTCTCCTGTGTATTACCGTCTTTCTATTTGGGATTTGTTTTTTAAACGTCCTTCTATAAGAGAGAAGATACACAAGTACGGGCTAATAAGGTGTAATCTTCACGTTAAGATTTCCGTTTCTGGAATGCCTATGCATTATGGAAAGTTGATGGTATCGTATATTCCTATGCCGCGTGAGAATGCAGTTGCTAGAACTTATCTTGACAATATTACTGTTCCTGGCCTCAATTTTTTGAAGTATCTTTCAGCTACTCCTGGTGCTAAGATTATTGATGTTAAGAGTAATATGCCGCTTGAGATGGAGTTACCTTATGTTCAGTACGTTCCGGCTTGTAGACTTTATAATCAGACTGCTTCTGTCATATCTGCCGGTTCATCTCTAAATGATTTTGTCAATATGGGTGAACTTATTTTGACTTCTCTCAATGATTTGAAATCCGTTACTGAGGGAGCTTCTTCTGTTTCTGTTATGGTTTATGTTTGGGCTACTGATGTTGAATTGGCTGCTCCAACTAATACTCAAATGCAGATTACCACTGAGTCTAAGGATGAACGTATTACAGGCCCTATTGAGACTGCAGCCAGCTCTATGGCTGATATGATGAACATGGCCAGTGTTGTTCCTCAAATAGCTCCTTACGCGAGAGCTAGTGCCATGATGTTACGTGGGGTTGCTCAGTTTGCCTCTCTCTTCGGTTTCTCTGTTCCAACTATTAATACTTCTCCTAGTCGTATGAAGAATGAACCTTTTCAGAATGCTGTTAATGTTATAGGTTATGATACTGGACACAGACTAACCTTAGATCCCAAGCAAGAATTAACTGTTGATCCTAGAAAAGTTGCTGTAGTTGATGATGAACTCAGTATTTCTTCTTTTTGTGAGAGGATGGGGTTGTTGGATCAATTCAATTGGTCACATACAGATCCGCAATTGACCACGATTTGGTCGTGTGCTGTTAATCCTAGAGTTGTTAAGCCTGAGACTGCTGTGGCCGATTATTATCAACCACATCCGTTAGCATTTGCTGCTATGCCCTTTGTTTATTGGAGAGGAGATGTTGAATTCACTTTCCAGTTTGTTGTTTCCAACTTTCATCGTGGCAAATTCGGCATTGCATTTGATCCAAACGTTTCTCAATATGCTATCAACACCACTTCTGTTAATATGGATGGTGTTAATATGTATATTGTTGATATTCAAGAGGTGCAAGAAATCACTGTTTGCGTTAATTGGATGAGTGCTTTAGAGTGGCTTAGGGTTAACAACAATGTTAGCATGAAGGATTCTGTTGGTTCTTTAAACAATCCTACAAGTTTGTGGAACTTTGCGAATGGTTATGTGTTTGTTTTTCCGATCACTAGATGTCAATCACCTGATGATTCTGATGTCCAAGTGAATGTGTTCATTAAGTCTAATAATATGAATTTCAATTTTATTGATAATTTCTATCCATTGAACATGGACATACTCACTGAGAGTAAAGACGAAATCATACAATCTACTTGTGTTGACTTGAATCCTTCTGCTTCCACCATTGACAATATATTTTCGTTTTATTTTGGTGAGAGATGGTTGAGTTTTGCTCAAGTGTTTAAACGTTTCCATACGACTAACGTTTTGCCCGTTCCTGAAACGTCAGCTACATGGGGTGTCAAGTTGACGGCTACTTCTTCCCCTTACCCTTTGATGTTGCCTAATGACACTACAAATGCTACAGCTGATCAGACATCCGCTTTATCTTATCTTAGAGCCTGTTTTCTTGGTATGTCGGGTGGGGTTCGCAAACGAGTCAGGTTTGTTGGTATGGATATGAGTCCTACAAATCATTTGCATGTACGTCTGATTCCACCATCAAGTATCGATCCTGATTATGATGTTGCATTTGAAGATAATAGTTTTGCAATTACTCGTGATATCGGAACTGATATGTTTGTTCCTACTACCAATGGTGGTATAGAATTTGAGATTCCGTTTTATCATAACACTCTTTTCATTTCGTCTTCAAATGTACCGTACGTTTCCACTTTGACTACCGCACGTAATGAAGGTATGAGGAGCTATGTTGTTGATGTTGAATGTAGATCGGGAAATTCCGGTGGTTTATTTGTTGAGGAGACCGCTTGTGCTGAAGATTTCAGGTTGTTCAGGTTTGTAGGTATCCCTCC